CCAAAGAAATAAAGTTAAACCATCTGTATTATCATTATTTAATGTACCTGTTGTATCTCCAGCATAAATAATTGTTTTTTTCTCCCAAGTATCAGCAACATTTATTGTAAATGTTTTTGAAATTTGTCTTGTGTTATCAGCATCATATAATTCAGAAGTATATGTACCCGTTTTATTTGATTTTATCCAAAATGATAAAGATAAACTTTCAGCATTTGCAGTTCCTTTTTTTAAATATTGTAAATTTTGACCTTCAATTAATTGTCTAATAATAACTCTACTATTACTTGCTGGGTAAGGAGTGGCAGAAGTAGTACAAGCCATTTTTAAAGATGTAGCAAAACCTTGACCACTAGGTACATCACTATCTTGCGATTGTGTCCAAGTACCAAGATTGGTATATAACAAGTTCCATCTATCAACTGTGTAATAACCAGTGGCAGTAATTCCAGCACTTGAAGTACCCCTCTGAGCAATACTCATATCACCATTGATGATGATGTTTCTGAATGGCAAGTTATTTGCAACCAGATTCTGGGGTAACTGGTTTTCTACTTGGTTTGCTAAATCTACTTTACTTAATGCCATAATTTTATCCTATTAATTTGTATCCTGTAAAATAACATCTATAATTTTGACCAGCGATATCTATACTTCCACCTGATTGTTGATTAACTCTTATTGTAACAACATCTGAAACAGCTAATTCTAAAAGTGAATTAACACTTATTGTGTTATAATATCTATTAGGATTTACATCTCCATACATCATTACAGTACCATTTTTTCTAATTTCTATAAGAGTTGAATCAAAATCAGCTGTTGTATCCCATTGTACTTGTGCTGTAAAAAAATATTTACCATCTTGTCCACTTGGTACTGTAAATTCTCCAGTTGATGTATTGTATGCAGATGCAGTATCAAATAATTTAGTATCCCAAATTACAGTAGTGGTTGTTGCATTAGCTATAGTTTGATTGCTACTTCTATAAACAGAAAAATTTGGAGTGTTTTTCAACGCAGCAGCATTAATGGTAATATTCCCAGCACCATCACTCGTCATGATGTCATTGCCGTTGAAGTCCTGGTATTTATCTACTTTTAATATTCCTGCCATAATATTATCCTATTAATTTGTATCCACCAAAAAGTGTTGCTGGATTTCCTGTTGACCACGCTGCAATTCTAACTGGTGTACCTGTACCATTAAAACTAACATACATATCAACGTAATCTGTTGTTCCGTTCATATCTACAATTGTTGAAACAGTATGAGAGTTACTTGTACCATTTGCTGAACTTCTATTATCAACTGCAAATCTTGCTCTTCTAACATTATTTTTTCTTATGGTTATGTAACTTAATGTATTTCCTGATGTGTATTGTTGAGCAAGAGCGTATATGTAATATTTACCTGCTACTTGCGGAGTAAATCTTCTAGTTGATGTTGAAAAATAATTTCCAGTATCAATATGAATTGTATCAAAAGCAACTAAAGTTTCTACACCACCTGATAATGTTTGGTCAGAAGAAAGCGATACTTCAAAAGATGGAGTATTAACACCGCCAACCCCTGTCTGTGTAGCATTAGATAAATCTAAAGTAGCACCACTTGGAATACTAATCGTCTCGCCTGATTGACCAAGGGTCAAGGTTCCCGAGCCTGTGATTGTTTCTATGTTTGTTGTTTTAATGGTTCCCATCTTATGCTCCTATCCTGTATCCGCCAAATACTGTTGCTAGTTCATTTATATTTAATCCGACTGCACTAGATTGGTCAAAATAAACAAATACTTCTAAATAATCAGTAGAACCATTAAATTCTATAATATTCCTTATAGACATAAATACTCCACTTATAGCTGAACCTGTACTAGACCATACTGGTACAGTACCGCCTATATAAAAATTTCCATTCTTTTTAAAAGACATGTAAGTTAAATTTAAATTATTTGCATCAGATGTAATTCTTACTTGAGAATAAACAAAATATTTTCCAGCTATGGTTGGAGTAAACCTGTAATTAGTAGCATTATCGTATGTATTATCTGTATCAAATGTTTCTGTATTAAATTGTATTTTAGTTGATGTTGCATCAGAAAGAGATTGAGCACCAGATAAATATGCTTCAAAAGCTGGATAGTTTTGACCTGTGAAACCTGAAACTTGAGCACCTGAAGCTAATGCAATCGTCTCACCTGAAGCACCAAGTGTAATGGTACCCGATCCTTGTGAACTTTGATGTTTAATATTGTCTACAAATAAATCACTCATTTAAACTACCGTTAATGTTCCGTTGACAACCACTGTTCCTGTAAAGGCCGCTGGCCCACAGACCATCATATTATCCCCTGCACTAATGGTAATGTTCGAAGATATCGTTGCTTTGTTTTCATATCCACCATTGATGGATTTAATCATTCCAAATTCAATGGAGTTTTGTCCTGCTGTAGTTTCTCCAATGGATTTCCCTTGGAAGACTACATAAATATTATTCGTACCTGATGCGGGAGCGGATGTAAAAGATAAAGTGGTTCCTGATACAGTGTACGCAGAAAACGGATCCTGCCTCACGTTTCCGATAAAAACTTCAATCTCTGCTGTTAAAGTTACGGTTTGTGATAAAACAAAATTAGTAGTAGTACCGTCACCAGAAAACTGCTGGGAGTTCATGGTGATTAGGTTGGTTTTGGGTGAGTTTCCTAAATATGCCATCTCATCCTCCTATGAACTTATACTGTCTACTGCACCTATTATACAATCAATGGAAGAAGCAGTATCGCTTTTTACATAAAGCTCATCACCTGATTCCAATACAATTTTAGATCCTCCATCAATTAATTCTAGCGAACCGCCTGAAATAATCGGTACTGATTTAATTAAATAATAATCTGTTGCGGATCGTTTGATATACACATCTGCATTTATGGTTGTACCTACAGTGTTTGCTAAACGAATACTGATTAAACAGTCATAACTATTAACTGCTGCATTATTTAATACTGATACAGCAGTATCTCCTATATTTCTGTTTAAATAATTTCTAAAATTTTGTGCCATAATTCTCCTATAACGCTATTGCCATTGCTACCGCAAATCCTTGACCTGCTGCACCTACTGCATTTCCATTCGCATCCAAATAAACAGCTTTGCTTGCAGGTTGAGTACAAAATACATCTTTCGTACCTGAAGTAAAACTTACTGCTGCATCGGAATTAGAACTTGATAGAATGGTAGTTCGTTGTAAGGTAGTTGCATCACTTAACGTACCTAAACCAACTTCCCACTCCCCTTGTCCAGCATTAACGATAGAGTAGTATGTAGTATTGGTTGCACCAATACCACTTGAAAAAGATTCAAAGTCTTGAACAGCTCCTGCTAAGGTAAAGTCTCCTGTACCTGTAGTAGTGCTTGTTTCTTTAACTCTATCGTTAAGGACAAGTGCCATTTTGACCCCTTTAACTTATTCTTAATATCGCAGAGGACGATGTAAATGCTGGGAATTGAATTGTAAATGTACCTGATGTAGCGGTTTTATCACTTACGAAATCAAGAACAGCCACAGCAGCATTAGTAGTTGCTGAAGAACTATTGTAAATCAAAGCTCCTCTTGCTGTAATAGTTACTCCAGTAAAAGATAAATCGTTAAATGTACAAATAGCCGTAGATCCAGATAGTGAAGTAGAAGGATTCGGTTGTACTAACGCTCCTCCACCAGCACTATATTGTCCAGAAGGTGAAACTTCTCCAGAAGTTGTATAAGCTGTAGTAGAAGCACCTAACACTGCAGTACTAGTATAAAGTGCTAGTTTAAATTTATCTCCACCAAATTGAAATTCCATATCACCTTCAAGTAATTGTTTTTTAAAAGTGTTGCAAATTGCATTTGTTGTAATTGCCATAATATATTCTCCTTAATTAATTTTTTTCCTTACACAGTTTTGCTATTCGGAGATGGAGAAGGTATCACCATACGTGGTACTCCATCATCATACTCAGATCTTCTACGTTTACCCATTTGTTGAAGAGCAAAACCTTGTATCTCATCATCATACTGCTTTTTATAGAGATTGTATATATCTAAGGGGCCTTTTAAATAACTAAAAGCCTCTGTTAGTACTCCATGTAATAACATATTTTGAGCATAACTAGATAAATAAGTAGAATTCGAAGAAGTAAAATGAGGAGGAGTAACTGTATAATTTAACTGTACTTGATAAGCCGAATCTGGAGTCGGTGCAACTACAACATTATATTCATCCCAATTGGCATAAAATTTTGGTACTCCTTGAGCATTACTACCATTATATTCAGATATAAAACTAGTATCCCTTTTTTCCATCATCGTTCTAACTCCACCTACAATGGTTTGCATAGAACGAATGGTTAAAAAATCTGCAGGCATCACTAAATAACGCTTACCTGTATTGAAAGAAGAAGTAGCATATTTTCTTACATCGTCATAATCCACTTTGGCAGCAATATCTAATTCTATATTACTAATAAATTGATCTAATAAGGTATCACTTAAAACATTAGAATCTACTTCTGCGTAGCTTCTTACTTGAGTTAAAAAATTTGAATAAGATATAGCCATTAGGATATTACCACTGTTACTGAGTTTTGATTAAGTATAAGCTGTCTTTGTCTATTTTGATAGGCCCCATTATCAGGAACCATGCCAGCAGAAGAAAAAGAAAATTCGCCAGGTAATGTTAAATCTACAACCGCCATACCATTTCCACCAGAATCTGCTTCTACACCATTAACAATTTTAGGTTGTTGAAAATCTTGGGATCGTACATTAGCTAAAGCGATAGCGTCTGCTTTATGATAAGGAGGATCTATTTGTGGATGTTTAGCTTCATATTCAGAAATATGTACCCACGAGCCTTGCCATTCTTTTACCATCTCTGTGTAAGGAAAAGCTACTCCTGAACGGTCTGATATAGATAATGATCGTTTTCCTCTTGCTTGATTTCCCATAATTAACCTGCTGGATAATAGTTTTGAGGTGAAATGTAAGAAGAAGTTCTTTGTCCATCTTCTTCTAAAGCTCTTACCATTTCATCTTCATATAGTTGTTTTAATAATTGAATTCTTTCAGGAGCTATTTTTTGAGACATATAATAAGCAAGTCCTGCACACATTGCGGGCATAAATCTATATACGATATCTGCAGTATTACTATAGGCTCCCGCATCTTCAATTCTTCCAATGTAATAATATTTTAAATACGTATAAGTAGCAGCATCAGGCGCTTGGTATAAATAAACTTGTGGTGTAGTTTCTCTTGAAATATAATATTGTGAAGGTTGTCCTGTAGCTCCTTTATTCGGAAGTGCCGCATAAGCAGAACGATCTATTTTAGTTAAAGAAACATCTTGAGTAGATGAAGTAACTCCAGAAGTAGTAGAGATATATGCTTCTAATACATCATTACAATCACTAGGAGCAGCGTATTGAAAAGTTCCAGCTGTTAATGCTTGTGTTTTTAAAGTTACTTTCCATAAATGAACACCTCTATTACCCCAATCTGCAAATAATAAATTTAAACTTCTTCTAGCTGATCTTAAATCGTTACCAGAATTAGTTCTTGCACCACAACGTTCATAGGCCTCATCTATGACCTCATCTATGGTAAGGTTAAATGATGTAGTTCCAGAAGTTGCCATAAATCATGACCTACTTCTTTTTAGATTTTTTAGAATCTTTTTTTGAACCTACTTTTCCAGTAAGTTTGTAATTCTTTTTTCCGCCACCCATTGGATAACCCATATTATAATACTCCTTTAAAGTTAGTTTCGCGTATTAATTTTTTACGATTATATACTTTCTTGGATTGTACCACTTTCGCCTTATATCGTCTATCACTTAACTTTTTAGCTATTGGATTTGATTTTTTTTTACCTTTAGAACCTAAACCTGGTTCTAATTGTCTGGCCATTTGTGATCTAGATATTACCATGGTTTATATACTGTTTTATCTTCTACTTTAATCGCTCTTAAAGTTTGATTTCTATTATTTTCTGAATTCCATGATACATGAATCCAGCCACTATCGGGCTCACCATCTCGATAAAATTCGAGAATCATTTGATCAAATTCTAAATTGTCTTTTATCCATTGTGCTAATTCTTTATTATCTACTCCCACCACTTCTATATCTGCCGCTTTGCCCTCGGCATGCTGCGATGTTGGTTTAGAACCAATCGCTATACAAAGCTCTGCAGAACGATAGCCAGAAGATATAATAACAGGTGCATCAAAATGAGAACGTATAGGTTGTAAAACATTAATACATAGAGATTTTAAATTATCTATGTGCGCAGGGGATGGGTTATTGGGTATACCTTTCCTTTCTGCTGTTTGTGATTTAACAAGCTCACTTAATTGAAAATTTGCTGAAAGTTTCATAACGTATATTTAAATGGATTACAATTATCTATAGTTTTAAGTTTATTACATTTACAATCTTTTAACAATAGACAGAAACCTCTACAAACCCAATAAATACAACTTCTCATTTTTTTATTTTAGATAAAGCTTTAGCAATGTTATCCATTTTATTAGGGTATTTTTCATTTGTAGTACAACTTACTGCCATTAAAAAATAAAAAACAATAATAACCCATAAAACTGGAATAGTGTATTTTGGTTTTATTTTCATTAATGCCCCTCAATCTTTTCGATTCGTTTAATACCGTGCTTATCTACATATACTTTTGCTTTGACTACAGAACATTGTACATGTGAATTACCACTATCGTTGTTTCGTTCTATTTTTCTTTTCGTTTCTAGACACTCCGATAATGATTCTTTATGTGAATGTTCTATCATTTTATCATTTAAAAATAAACACAAAGCTACAACCATTTCGATCATTAATGTTTACCGTTTCCATTTGCAAATTTAATATCTCGTGTAGCATCTTTTAATTTTTCTACATCTTTTTTTAATCTTTCAATTTCTTTATCGTATTGTTTTAACATTACTCCTGTATGAACATTATCTTCCAACATTTTTGCATGTTTCTCTAATTGTTTCGTAATGTATTCAATCAGCATAAACTGTTCCTGGTCAATTGGTTTTTGTTTAGATGCCTCTAACAAATCTTGTTCAAATAATTTATTTTTTGTTTCTAGTTGATTGAGTCTTTCAATCACGCCAAAATAGGCCCACACTCCTAACGCTACTGCTGCTACAATAGCTAATAAATTTCTTATTGGTAAAGCTACGTTCGTATTATCGTTTATTTTCATAGGCTATCTGCATTTCCACCTTCTTCTAGCCTGTCGTAATCTTGAATTAGGATCTTTTGCTGCTTTAGGAAACATTTTCATTTGCCCCGCTGATCTAGCACAAAAAGACTTTCTTCTTGCTGCACGTTTAGGACCAGGTTTATCTTCTGTTACAGCTGTTTTTAGTTTACTTCCAGGGTTTTTTCTTCTGTAAGCCATAACACCAGCCTGTGTCATTCCCGCTCCAGCTTTAGTAGATCTAAAATTTTTTTTATTTCTAGGAGGCATTCCTCCTTTAGATGCTTGAATAGGATTTACTTCTGTAGTCTCTACATATTCTTGTAGTTGACCATTATTTTTGCCAGTAGGTAATTGAGAAATATTTGCATATTGATCCAAGATACTTCCTGGTACAGCAAAAGTATTTCTAGCCATTTAGATTACGGCTGTTGAGATACTAAGCCTGATCCTGAATATTTATCTGTAAATACAGTATATGCTGCGATGTTTGTTTTAGTATGACAATAAATACCTTGTGGAAAAACAATTCCATCTTCTGGAAGATTTAAAGTATAAACATCATTGTTTGGAACATCTACAGTTAATAATATAGTACCAGTACTTGATCCAGTTGATAATGAAAGAACTCCTGCTCCTGCTCCACTGGAAGCAACAGAAATAGCTCTTAGTCTAATTGAAGGTGCAACGATTGCTGTTGCTCCTGGAGCAGCATCTGATCTAGTTGCTTGAATATCACATTTAAATCCCATAATTCCTCTATTGTATCTTTAAATTGTGGGGACGTAAATACGCCCCCACAAAAGTTTTATTGATTATGCTCCTGCAGAACCGAAGATTCCTCTAGGG